CAATACCAATCTCAGGGATTTCTGGCATGAAGGGTGAACGGTTTGTTGCTGGTCAGCTTTGGATCGAGAGAAACCGTAGACGCGAAGGGCCTGAGATCACTTACACAGTTTTGTCTGGTAGGTCGTCTCGATTGTTTACAGATCACAAGATGATCTTGCGCCACGTTAAATGGCCTAAGGGCACTCCGACAGGAGACTCATTACGAGAATGGCTAGCTTCGTTTGAGCAGAAACCAAAAGCACCCGCGCCAGAAACGGACTTTGCTGAACGGATCAAGGCTGAAGGTTTCGGACCGGAAGCTCATGACGACGATCCAACTGCCAACACTAAAATGGTGACTTGATCGGCAGGCCAGTCTTTGTCGGCATTTCTGGCATCGCTTCATCGATCTTGCCAGGCACCATTTCGCCAATAACCTTGGTTAGTTCAGTCTTCAGCTCACCCATGTAATGCTTGGTCAGCGATGGGATACGCGTGTAAAACACCACCGTTCCAGCAACCATCGCTCCAGACATCACAAAGGATGCGACGGATAGAACGTTGAAAACTTTCTGCATAGCTATTTAGGCAACAAAAAGCCCCCGTGCAGCTCTGCAAAACGGGGGCAAGTTGCTGTCCTGTGCGAGAACAGCTTTGTTATAGCTCAGAAGCTGTACTTGACGCCAACTTTGGTGCCGTAAGAAGCATCGTCGTCGCCAGTCATGAAACTGACTTCGCCATAAGCGCCAAATTGCTCAGTGGCTTGAACGCTGCCGCCAATCTTGCCAGACAGCTCAAACTCGCCAGCATCACCATCAGGCTGGACATAAGCAGGACCACCTTGGATGTAATAGCCATAAACGCCATCACCGCCTTCGTAGCCAACGTGCATGTCAGTTACGGAACCGCCGAAGTCAGCACCAGTAAAGCCAGCGTTATTCTCGACGTTCACAAAGGGGCCTGCCCAAGCAGCTGAACCAGCGAGAACACCAGAAACAGCGATTGCGAATGGTTTGATCATGGAAGAGTGGGGAAACGTTTCCGCTGCCTACATTACTGGCAGGGTCAATGGGACGGTTCTGATTAGTGTCCATAAAAAAACCTGCCGGTGTTACCCGGCAGGATGTTTATCAAGGTTCAGAACGAACCCCCATCTAGTTCTATACCTGAGATAGAACCACCAGTGATGCTCACGTTGTTAGAAGCCTGAGTTGCAATAGAACCAAGGCCAAGGCTGGTGCGTGCAGTCGCTCCAGACTCAACAACGAATGTAGATCCGTTGCCGACAACGAAGTTGCCATCAGTGTTCGACAGAGCAGCAAAGGCTGCAAGCTGGGCTGAATAAGCCTGAACGTTGCTGCCGATTGCAACACCGAGAGTGCTTCTGGCGGTAGATGCGTCAGCATCATCCAGCAGCGTGCGAGCAAACGAGGTCAGGTCTGCAACTGCAGCCGTTCCAGAGCCTGTGAAATATGCAAGCTTGTCAGCTGCAGATGTCAGGCCAGCAATGGCTGAGAGGTTGGAGTTTGCAGCCTGTACGTTCGTACCGATTGCCAACCCAAGAGTGGTTCGCTGAGCAGCAGCATCAGCGTCATCAAGCAGTGCTCGACCTGCAGCAGTCAGGTCAAACGTGGCTGCAGAGGTGCCGGTGTCAAAGAAAACGCCTTTGTTTGCAGCCTGCGTCAGACCAGACAGATCATCGAGGATGTCCCCATGGGCCTGAACATCAGAACCAATCGCAAGACCAAGGTTGGTTCTGGCGTCACCAGCAGATGTGGCGTTAGTACCACCATCGGCAATGCCAAGAGAACCGCTGATGCCAGAAGCATCAAGGTCAAGAGCAATCTCACCGCTGCTGATAACCAGACCAGAGTTGGCCTTAAGGTCAGCAGAAATGGTGGTGCCGCTCTTTGACAGACCATCACCAGCGCTAATCGCACCAGCACCTGAGAACTGGGTAAAGGCCAGATCAGTCGTACCAACGGTGATTGAACCGTCAGTTGTCAGAACGAAGCCAGCATCTGCGTTGACAGTGCCTTGCTCAACGAACGTAAACGCACCAGAAGTGACTTCAGTGTTGGAGTCAAAATCGCTGGAACGTGCCCAGGCACCAGACTTACAGTCATAAATGCCGTTTTCGCTGGCATCTGTTTGGTCTTTGACCAGAACGCGCTCATCAGCCGAAACTGAAACGCCATCAATCGTCTGCGTTCCAGACAACGTGAGGTTGCCAGTCGTCGCAACTTTGACGCTCGACTTAACATCAAGGCCAGTTTTTACAGCATCGACATAAGCTTTATTTACAGCCGAACTTGAAGAGGTTGGGTCTGCAACGCCTGTAATTTCTTGGCTGTTGAAGTCAACTGCACTGGTCGGTGCAGCCATCTCATCGAGACGGTTTGCCTGAACAGTGGTGTCAAAATCACTGATCTTGGCAGCAGTCAGCGACGGAATATCCGAAGCAGACAGACCAGTAATCGCAGTAATGCGACCCTTGGCATCAACAGTGATACCGGAAGTCGTTCCAGCAGATACACCGCTGTTAGCCAGCGTCAAACTGATTGACGTGGTGCCTGAACCAGAAGCGTCACCAGAAACGGTGATTGTTTCGTTGCCAGTGATGAACGAACCAATCTCGCCTTGCACATAGGCGGTGGTTGCAACTTTGGTGGAGCTATCACCAGAGCTTTGCGTAGGCGCAATCAGAGTGCCTGAATACGTCTTGCTGCCAGCAACAGTCTGCGTTCCGCTAAGTGCAAGAAACGCACCAGAACCAGCAATGGCCTCAACGGTTGTTGCAGAACCGCCAGAGCCACCTGTGCCTTTACCGTAGTAAAGAACGTCACCTACTTCGTTAAAAGCAAGTTCCGCATTTTCCAGCGAAGATGGTGCTCCAGCCGAGCCAGAGGCGCGGCGTTTGATCCTAATAGTGTTAGACATGACTCAAGGATGGTGGGAACATCCAGGCGTAAAGAGATGGGCGTCTAAAACGACCCGCCATCCGTAAGAGTGTCAGCAGTGTAAACAGCATCAGCCTTGAAAGTATCGGCTGATTGGTCGTAATAAATGACCGATTTGTCTACCTTGCTGGACTGAACTAAATCAAAGTCGCCTGGAGGGCCTTGCGGCCCCGCAGTTGTTGCAGTGACGATCGTTGTCGTTCCATCCGTTGTGACCGCAACTTTATTCTTGACGTTCGTGACGTTGACGGATGTCATGTCGTGTAGCCCTCCTCAACAACGATGACGCCCTCAAGGTAATAGTCCTTGCGGCCTGTACTGTCTGTGACCAAAACGTCGTAGTACAGCTCGTTTGGAAATAAGGTCGTGTCTGTGTCAGACAGGCTTATCGTCACCTGCCCGTTAGACCGACTTGTGTAAGTAATCCCAAAGTCTGCGTATTTGTTGGTACGGGCCTTGTCCCACGCTTGAGCAGCAACGGTAGAACCCACCAAACTAATCACATCGTCATTGCTGTCCTTAAACTGCAGCAACACGCTCCAATCAGCACGACGCTGGACGGAAAAGTTATACGTTCCAGGGTTAATGCTCATGGCTAGCCTCCTGAAAACACCATAACGACTCCAGTTTACCGCTCATCGCTTGCCTTGGCCCCTGTACTTCTTGCGGCCATGGGACGCCTTTGAGTGCTGACCGTTGCCCTGGCGCGTCTTTTTGGGACGACTTGGGACAAAGTTTTCACCGTTTAGCGATTTGGCCATCAGTAACCGTCAGTTGACTCCAAGTTTTGATACTTAAGAGCCAAACCAGTAAACAGACCATGCTGCGGATGGCTGATCATGTCGCGGCCATCAAGGAAGAACAATTCCTCAAGCCACAGCGTTCTAGCCGCCATGGCTTGCACGTCCTCAGCGCCAGGCTTGGCGGCAATCATCGGATCAGGGCGTTGCATCAGGACGGCTCAGTTGGCCAAGTCATCGTATGAGGAAAACCGTCAGCAACACTAATGTCACGCAAGGCAGTCCGATACGCTTTCCATTCCGTCTTCTTAGCCGTCGTCAAAGGACTGTCAGTCAGCACGGTCCAGTCACACGCCGCAAGCTTTTTGTTGCGTTCTG